TATCAACTATTAATCCCATTCAAATCGCCTCTTTCCACATATCTACAAACTATTCCACCTTAATAATTTCTTCTTTAAATTTCTCAATTTCAATTATCTTGTTTTTATATTCATTTAGTTTTTCATCTAATACTGTCATTATCATAAATTTATGGCTATTTTGATGTGTTACTGTACTGCCAATTGTAAATTTAGCATTAACATCATCTGATAGAGCTTGTCTTGAGATTCCAAATTTTTTAGCTATATAACTTTGCTTTATTTCTGTGATACTTTTTAATTTTTTATATGTTTCTGATGTTATAATCATTTTTAAATTTCCTCCATACAATATCTATAAAATGTGACTAAACTATTTTAAAGGCATAATATGAATTGTCATTTGTTTATTTCCTGTAGGTTCAAATGAAGCAATAGTTCTATTAAGATAATCATTTTCTTTAATTGGTGTCTTTAATGTGGTCATTGTTTTACCACATTCTTTAATTTCTATTTCTGTTCCTATTAACCTGATTTTATTTACAATTTCTTTGACTTTCATTTATGTTTCCTCCTTAATTCCTCTTCACTTAACTTAATAACTTTTATATCTTCCATTTCACTAATTCCCCTCTTCTACAAATTATTCCCTATTCTCTAGCTCAGTCATCTGTAAGTCTATTTCAATACCTTTTATATTTCTATTTAACATTCTTATATACAAACCTGTAGCACTTTGATAGTTTCTCGCATTATCAGCATCCTCAAATATTTCTATAAACTTGGCTCTTTTTTTCTCTGAAATAATTCCACATCCATAAGCTTCATTAATATCATTTATAGACTTGTAATCATCTAGAATTTTATCTATTTCCTTGTTATGCTTATCTACTTCTTTTTGTAACTTAGACTCAGCTTTATTTTTTATTTTAATAAGGTCGTTCTTATACATTTCTAAAGCTTGCATTGTATTACTGGTTTCCATATACATTAACCTCCAAATTACGTATTAATCTATTTTTATAAATTCTTTCCACACTTCCTCTTTATCTCTATTACAATCAATATTCAAACCTTCTACACAACCTATATGATTTACCTTGCAATGTCCTATACAATCATAATTTTTAAAAGGACAAATATTATCATTTTTTTGAATTAATGCATCTATAACATAATCAATGTAGGCTTCTTCATCACAATTTACATCCATATCTGGTATGTTGAACTGGTCATAAAGTAATACATAAATTGCTTTTTTCAAATTACTATCTTTTATATCTTCCATTTTCACTACTTCCCCTCTTAATCAAATTATTCCTTACCACTTGCATACACTCTTATAGAAAATATGCAATATCCTTCTTCCAAACCATATTGACCACCTAAAAATACATATGTTATTCTTGCATTTATATAGTTTCCTGTATAATCACCATCTTTAAACTCTCTTAACTTAACTGTATCCCCAGCCTTGAAACCCCTATCATTCTTTCTTATTTCAAAACTTTTTCTACTAGATAAAACATCATGAAAATATTCTGGTAATATCTTAAGTTCATGTTTTATTTTTTCTATTTTAAACTTACCTTGGCAATCTTCAAAATCTTCGTCACATCTATTTTCGCATCCCTTAACATCACAAGAATAACAACATATATTGCCTTTATTTTGATTTTTATTTATGCAATCTTCTAATTTACATAGATACATATCATTCATTTTTATTCACTCCCTTAGCTCTAGGTCTATCCTTAATTTTCTCTAAATGCTTACCATACTGACTCCATTACAGATTGCAAACTAAATTATTTTAAAACTTTTTCTCTTCCTTTTTGCTTCAAGCTCTGCATAATAATCTAGCATTTCAAACCTTTCACACTCAAATCTAACTATGTTTTTGCTTAAGCTTTCATCATCCATACCATAATAAAAGCAATCATCACAGTTAAAGCAGAGTTCATATTGTGTCCAGGCTGCCTTCATTTCATTTTCACTAAAGTATCTTGATTCAGCATTGTATTTGCATTTACTACATAGGCACCTACCACAAATCGTAGCATCATATATTTCATTCTTTTCAGTAGGTTTTTCTTTTGGTTCTAAAAACGAAAGTTGCTCACTCTTCAACTTATCACCTTCACTATTTGCATTCTGTATTACTCATTTATTCTTTCAATAGTTTCTATTATGTCTACTGTTAAAAACTCTTTTGGTATATCTAACTCTGTATATAAAGTTCCAGGATATTCATCCTTTTTAAGCATTACATCAGATTTTTCAATTGTATATGCAG